TAGAACCGATTGCTACGGTATCACCAACTGCAAAATCAGCTTCGGTAAATGCATTTTGACCAGTGAGAGGGGTCAGTTCGAGTGACTGCTGAGGACCAGCATCGATTGTGCAAATTCTAATTCCGTTACCCCAAGTTCCAGCAGTTCTTGCAGCATAGATCCAACCATTGGTATTACCAGAGTAGGATGCTTCATATACTTCATTGTTTGCGATCTTGATTGGATCTGCAGCAATGGTTGCAGTAGCAGTTGCAGTTACACCAGGAGCACCGATTACAACAGTGAGTCCAGTGAAATCTGAGTAGTTACCGAAGTTGGTTACTGAGATTCCAGTAGCAACTCCTGAACCGTTGATGGTCAGAGTTCCTGAGAATGTTGGAGATGCAACACCACCAGAAACGTTAACATTGTAGGTTGCAGCAGGATCGTAGTTTGTACCACCTGAAGTCAGGGTAACTTCCAGACCTGTTGGATCATCAATTGTGATTGTTGGTGCTGAGGTGTATCCAGTACCACCAGTGATGGTGATTGCTGTAATTACACCATTAACGATTGTTGGGGTAGTAACTACTCCAGTAGGATCTCCACCACCACCACTTACAGTGATTGTTGGTGCTGAAGAATAACCAGTACCACCGTCAGTAACAGTCAGAGTTCCAGTCAGTGCTCCAGCATTGAGGTTGGTTCCGTCTGCTTCTGCAGTTGCGGTGCTTCCTTGAGCAGCGGTTGCGATTGCAGTAAGACCGACAGGACCAAGAGTTACTGTTGGTGCTGACTGATACCCACTACCAGTATTGGTAAGAGTGACTGCAACTACTCTTCCGTTTGAATCCAAACTTGCAGTACCTGTTGCGGTGGTTCCACCAGCAGGAGGTGCAGAGAATGTTACGCTAGGAGCAGAGGTGTACTTACCATTTGTCGTTGAGTTGGTAATGGAAACAGCATCTACGCTATTACCAACTCTTGCTACTGAGTTCTTAAGCAGGGTGTCATCTACTCTAACTACGGAAAGAGTTCCACCATAGTTGAGGTAGTTAACTGCAGAAAGCCAGTATTCGGCGTTTGCTTCTGATGGTTCACCAAAAGTAGAAATAAGTTCTGCCTCAGAACTGATTGTTACTGGTGCTCCAAGTTCACCCTTGGGGAATGGTGCGACATATGCCGCAATATTTGCATTCGCAATACTCGCTCTACCATTTGTTAGATCCTTCTCCCTAACAATAACGCCAGGGGAGCGTAAAGTTGCCATCTGTATCTCCTAGAAATATATCATATTTTCTAAATCTATTTATTATTTTGACTCCTTCCAGGGGGGAAACAATGCATGAACACTCTACCAGTCAGGATATTCCCATCTACCAAAAATATTGGTAGTCATTTTATCTACGACCTTTTTTCTTGCATCAATAACTCGTTTTTTTGTGCATTGCTTACACTCATAAGAATACGCAGAAGGAAATCCTTTTTTATTTTTACGTATTAAGTAGAAGTCAGTAAGCAGATCTTTTTTAATATGGCATGTGCGACACATCCTTTCATTGAAGAGTAAATGAGTCAATTCAAACTCTTCATCAAAGTCCATCATCTGTACTCCCACATATAATTCAAATCTCCATACTCACTGGTCTCTCCCATATAAGATCCACTTCCATTTTCAGCAATGTACCACACGTTACCTTCAGTATCAATTGATTCATAATCAGTCAGACCATCGTCAATAAAACCGAAGGGTGCCATGTCTTGATCAATCTGATTCTTTTGCTCTTCATATAATCTTTTACGAACATCATTGTCCGTCATCTCTTTGAAATAGTCCTGAGCAACTAACCATGCAAAGATAACAAGACACATTGCAAGGTCATCATTACATCCTTCTTCTGCCTCAAAGGATTGTTTCTTTTGAATGAAGGTAGTCAATTCTGAAATAATATCATAATCATTGACAAGCAGTTTGTCTGCTTCAATCAACTGCTTTAAGTTAGAGCAACCAATCTTCTTAACTGTTGTACTGGTTTTAACTCCAAGTTGCGTTTTAGATCCAGAGAATCCTTGACCAACTAATTGACCAGCACGACCTCTCATAGCACACATCAGAAGATTCTCGTTCTCAAGATCGTACTGTAGAATAGATGCAACCTGATCACCAATATCGTTAACTTCAACTAGGATAAATGCCTTGTTATAATTAATAGCAACCTGATGAATAATATTTGGGAACAACATCGGTTTGATATCATTGTTCCTGTAGACACCTACAACTTTATATGGTACAGTAGTAATATCATATAGAATAAAAGCAGAGTAGTCGTTATTAGTTCCACGAGATACGTCAACAGTCATGAGATACTCATGCTCTGGAATTGGATTCTCGTATATCTTCAATCCCTTATTACTTGACAGAGGTTCATCATATGACATTGACCTCAACTTTGCAGCAGAGATTAGAGTGTCAACCGATCCTAAGAACTCACACTCAAACTCTTGTGTGAACTGTCTTAGTGATGTGTTGGCAATCGTTTGCTCTTTCCATTTCTCATCCCTTCCTGGGACTTGAGACCAATGGACTTCTGTTGTGACATATTCGTTTCTACCAAGTTCGGCATCATGCCATAACTTGTAGAACATGTTCATCCCGTTTGGCGTTGAGATGATGATGACTTTTGTGCTTTTACCAGAAGAAATAGTAGGATAAACAGAGGAAAAGAATTGCTCTGCAATATGGTTTGGAATGAACGCAAATTCATCGAGGAAGATGATGTTAAACGACATGCCTCGGACAGCAGACGCAGATGTAGAAGATGCCAATATCTTACTGCCATTTTCAAGCTCCATAGATCCTTTGTTCCATGCAATGATACCCTGCTGCAACCACGTTGGCAAGTTTTCGTAAGCAAGTTGTAACCTTCCGAGAAGTTCCCTTGCAGTCGGTGCTTTGTTTGCTAGGATACCAATGTTAACGTTGTCATTGAACAACGCATAATGCATAAGATATGCCACAACAGTAGTTGACTTACCTGTTTGTCGTGGTAACTTTGCAATATTAAATCTGTTATTGTGGAAGCGGCGAACCATATCTTCCTGAAAATCATATAGTTTGAAGGGTACTAAACCTTCATCAAGAGAAACAATTTTGCAATAGTTTCTAGCAAAGTAGACAGGATCTGCTTTGCACTTTAAGTATTCTTTAATTTGATCTTGGGTAAAGTTGATGGGTACACCAACTTTCTTTAGATTGGGGTTACCAAGATAAATTTCAGTTTGCTTTAATTTAGTCATTTACATCACCCACTTCTTCTCTGGACATGGCAAAGGAGTAACAACTTTTAATGGCATAAAACATCCACAAACACTACACATCTGTGTAGCAGAAATGAATTTATCACAAGACCTACAAATCTCTAATTTTTTATTAGGAGGTGTAAATTCTACCTTTTTCGGTTTTGATCTGTTTAAATAATCTGATATATTCATGACCACTTTGGTGGATTATGTGGGCACTTCATCCCAGGCAATAAAGTTTTAAGTGGCATAAAGCAACCACAAATTTTACATTGCTTTGTAGTTGATTTAAAGTATTCGCACTCTTGGCAAATTTTATACTTCTCGTCAGATGTCATAATAAGAATAATCTTTTAATTATTTATGATCTAATGGATCACTATTCATTAGATCTCCTAATCTCCTTTCCCAAGTGTCCCCACTAGTTGAACCTTTGCATGGATTGATACAGGTATCATCTCCAAACTTATTACAAACTAATCCTGCAAGATCATGTGGGTCTCCAACCTTTTGAGTTCCAGACCAATAATGTTGACCATCAATCCAAGTTGCCCCACACTTAGGGCATATTTTGGTATCCATGAGAATACTCCGAAAGGGAATATTCTATTTAGAAAAATGGTATCAGGATGTAACAATACTTACTTAATTTATGTTAAGTGTCAGCAATCCCACGCACGAAGGGACTTATTGATCCTTGAATCTGGATCACTCGCTGTCTTCTTACTTGTAAGTTTTTTCTTCATGCCACGCATCCGAGCACAGAAGGACTTTCTTCTCTTGTTGCCCTTCTCCTTGCTGGGTGCTTTCAAGTCGCTCCCAGGGTTCTCCCTCTCGTAGGACTTCCTGC